GTTGTTGAAGAATTACTCAAAGGTAACAATCCCACTCAGATTGCCTCTATAACGGGTTTTAAACGTTCAGATGTCCTAGGATATATAGACGAGTGGAAAGAGGTCGTTAGAAGCGATTCTGGGGCCCGTGACAGGGCAAAGGAAGCCATCTCTGGAGCAGACCAACACTATGCCATGCTTATTAAAGAGGCCTGGAAGACCGTAGAGGATGCAGATCAGGCGGGACAATTAAATATAAAAGCAACAGCATTAAAACTAATTGCAGATATTGAAGGCAAGCGTATTGGAATGCTACAAGAAGTCGGATTGTTGGACAATCAAGAATTGGCATCGCAGGTAGCAGAGACCGAACGAAAGCAAGATGTATTAGTTAAAATATTAAAAGAAGTAACAGCAACCTGTCCTAAATGTAAAATGGAAGTTGCAAAACGTTTGTCTCAAATAACTGGAGTAGTAGAACCAGTTATTCTTGATGCAGAGGAAGCAAGTGGATCTTAATTTTAATGATCTCATTGATATTCTTGACGGAGAAGAATTTGATGAAAGACCAGTTGATCTTAAGACATTTGTAACAAGCCCAGACTATCTTGGACTACCGCCACTTTCTGAAAATCAATATACATTAATTGAAAAGTCGTCTCAGATTTATAAAGAGTCTACCCTAATAAAATTGTTTGGCGAAGAAGAAGGTCGTCGTAGATTCAAGCAAACATGTAATGAAGTTATTGCACAACTAGGAAAAGGAAGCGGCAAAGATTACTGCTCCACTATCTCGGTTTCTTATATAGTTTATTTGCTGCTATGCCTAAAAGATCCTGCCACATATTATGGAAAGCCTCCTGGAGATACCATTGATATTCTTAATATTGCTGTCAACGCACAGCAAGCAAACAATGTTTTCTTCAAGGGATTTAAAACACGCATAGATAGATCACCATGGTTTATTGGAAAGTATGACCCGAAGGCTTCGGAAGTCAGATTTAACAAGAATGTAAACGTATACTCTGGACACTCTGAGCGTGAAGCATTCGAAGGTTATAACGTCATAGCCGTTATCCTAGATGAAATTTCTGGATTCGCCACAGAGAATACTACTGGGCATGACCAAGCTAAAACTGCAGATGCTATATACGATATGTATCGTGGATCTGTCGTATCTCGTTTTCCAGATTACGGCAAAGTAATTCTTTTGTCGTTCCCCCGATTTAAAAATGATCCAATACAAAAATTTTATGATTCTGTAATAGCAGAAAAAGAAACAATAATTAGAACCAAGAAGTTAAAGATGGATGAAGAGTTGCCAGACGGCACAGAGGGAAATGAATTTGTAGTTGAATGGGAAGAAGATCATATCATCTCTTATACAATTCCAAAGGTCTATGCTCTCAAAAGACCAACATGGGAAATCAATCCAACTAAAAGCATAGAAAACTTTAAGGTAGAATTTTATAAAAATATGCCAGATGCATTAGGTCGCTTTGCCTGTATGCCCCCAGAAGCAGTAGATGCTTTCTTTAAGTCTCGTGAGAAAATAGAAAAAGCATTTAACAATATGGCGCTGGCAGTAGACAACTTTGGTAGATTTGAAAATTGGTTCGCACCAGACCCTGATAAGGAATACTTCTTGCATGTAGACTTGGCACAAAAGCATGACCATTGTGCCGTATCTATGGCCCATGTTCAAAAGTGGGTAAATGTAAAAGTAACCGATACATACTCCCAGCCTGCGCCAATCGTAGAAGTAGATGCAGTTAGATATTGGACTCCTACTGCTGATAAATCTGTAGATTTTACAGAGGTAAAAGATTATATTTTGTCTTTAAGAACTCGTGGATTTAAAATAAGAGTCTGCACATTTGATAGATGGAATTCGCATGACATGATGCAGCAGCTAAAAGCCTACGGAATAAATACGGAGACTTTGTCAGTTGCCAAAAAGCATTATGATGATATGGCTATGGTAGTGGCGGAAGAAAGGCTTTCTGGGCCTAATATTAAATTACTTATAGATGAGCTTTTGCAGCTGAAAATTATGCGTGATAGAGTAGATCATCCAAGAAAAGGATCAAAAGACTTGGCGGATGCTGTATGTGGTTCAATATATAACGCCATAAGCAGAAGTAAATTTGAAACTAATCAGGAAATAAATGTGCATACATACGACTCAATTGCACGTAGAAATGATAGACAGGAAGAAGACGTTAGACTTAATGTAATTAGACCACCAAAGATGCCTTCAAAATTGGCGGACGTACTAGATGGAATGGAAATACTATGAGCATATATCAAGATAAAGCTAAAGAATGTAAATGCTGTGGAAAACATGTACCGCTGCCTACTACCCTAAAAGAGTATGCGGGATATATGCTTTGCCCTACCACATTTGCAAATGTAGTTGAATATAAGAGATTGTGGAAGTCTCTTGGATCAAGACCACCTGGAAGCGTCAGAAAACATTTCTCTGATTACGTCCAGCAGTTGGTGGAGACAACCATTGACAAAAATGAGGATGGCACAATACAATAGGGCTAGGTGGCGTTAGCTCAGTTGGTCAGAGCCCCAAACTCATAATTTGGCCGTCGTAGGTTCAAGTCCTACACGCCACACAAAAGAGAGTATAATAAAGATATGGATGAAGAGGAGTTCGGAATGGAGCTAGAGCACTATTTAGAAATAGGCGCAATAACTCTGGAAGGCATGGATGAAAATGGTGAACTTATATTTGCCATAGATGAAAAAGCTAAAGACATAGCACCAGAATTATGGGAAGCTCATACAAGTTATGTCGATGAAACTCTTGTTAAGTTATATGAAAAAGGTTTGATGGAGGTTGAATATGATGAAAATCTTGAAGCAACACTACATCTTAGTCCAGAAGGACAAAAGCTTGCAAAAGAATTGGGGCTAATCCAAATGGATATGCCAGAGCCCCCAAATGATTAGGAGATAATATGCCATACAATATTAAACAGAATGTAGCAGGGTGCAGAGGGTTTGCAGTAGTTAATGATAAGGGCGAACTTAAAGGATGTCACCCAAGCAGAGGAAGAGCATTGGCTCATCAAAGAGCCCTATATGCCGCAACAGCAAATGAAGAAAAGATGAAAGAGAAGAAAAAACGCATCTTGTAATCTAAAAAGCTTTTTGCTATAATATATGTGGGTCGCCGTCAGGGGCCCACATATTAATTTATTCGCTTGAAGGAGGAATAAAATGGTTACAAACCTATCATTGGATCTTTTTAAAGATCCATTTTTTATTGGCTGGGATCGCCATATTAAAGATCTTGAAAAACTTATGGGTGCATCTACTAATTACCCGCCATACAATCTAAAACAAATTGGAGAAGACTCCTATGCTGTTGAAATTGCTTTGGCAGGATTTAGCAAAGAAGACATCACGGTAAAACAGGAAAAAAATGTTTTAACGATTACTGGTGAAAGCAAATCAGACACCAGTAGCACCTACATTCACAGAGGCATTGGAGGTCGCAATTTTACAAGAACATTTTCTCTTGCAGAATATGTTGAAGTACATAGCGCTATAATGCTACAAGGAATGCTAATAGTTAATTTAATCAAGAGGGTTCCAGAGGAAGCAAAACCAAAAGTGTTTTCAATTACTGATGGTGATGAATTAGCCGCAATTTCTGGAGCAGAGCAGGATGAAATGCTTGAGCAGGCAGAAAAAGAAGGCCTCTTGAAACGCAAGAAGAAGAAATAGTATAATGGTATCCTGGGCATCGCAGCCTAGGATCGTCGGGGAAGACAGCGACGAAAAATAACTGGTATAGTCCTGAGCATGACTGTAAAAAACTGCTCCTTAAATTTAGGAGATAAATGCCAGCGTATGATTACAAGTGTGTGATATGTTCATACACAAAAGAAATACCTAAGCCAATAACGCAAGCTGATATGGTTGAGCTTTGTGAAAAATGTGGTGCTGCAATGGTTAAACAATACGGTACATTTGGCATTCAATTCAAGGGCACAGGCTTTTATAAAACAGACAACGCTAAATAATTTAATGTTATAATTAACTTGTTACAAAAGTTGTAACAAGGAGTTTAAGTTGACTGGAACTAAATTATGGAGACTATCATTAGCCGCAATTTTAATGTTTGGCTGGGTTTTTCTTGTTCCATCAAATGCATACGCAACTTGCGTTAACTATTTACAGTCACAAACAATAGCAGCCGCCTACGAGGGCGACCCAGCCCCAACAGTCAATACGATGGATACATGCGGCGGCGACGATACATCTTATCAAATTCCAATAGCTACAACAATAACATTTGACGGTGTACAGTATTCAAATGTATACGCAACAACTAACTCAGTAATTACATTTGGACAGGCAGATAATACGTATTGGGATTATCCACAAACCCCGTCAATTTCTTTATATTCTATGGATTGGGTTACTGGTTGGTATGGCGCTCCAAATACTTTAGACATATTATATTCAGAAGGCGGATTTCAATTAAATATGCAGGCTATTCCATTTGGTCAATGGGGGGCTGAGCCAAGCACTATAAATATATTAGTAGCTATTACTAATACTGGAAGTCTTGCAGTATCATATAGTTATCAAGGGCCAGAATATAATAATATGAGAACTGGCGTTAGGCTACATGATGGATCTATTGTGTCTTTAGAAGCATGGGGAGCAACACAGATACAGCCAGGATCTTCTACTCCAACACTAGAGCCAGAGCCAGTTGTTGTTGGACCAACACAAGAACAGTTAGCAGTACAAGAAGAAATGCGTGTTACTGCAAATTTAATTGCTAATGCAATTGCTAATGCACAAAATGTAGAGCCTAATCCTGAACCATCGCCTGAGCAAACTCAACCAATCGATCCCACTCCAACTCCAACACCTGAAACAACTTCTGAACCAGAACCAACTCCAAGTCCTGAGCCATCGCCCACTGTTGAGCCTTCACCAGAGCCTTCACCTCAGCCAACGGATATAGATCCAACCCCAGAGCCAACACCTGAGCCATCTCCAATCGAACTTTCTCCAGAACCATCTCCAGATAATACCACAGAACCAGAAATTGTGGTAATAGAGCCAGAAGTAATTACTCCAGAAGATCCACGTTTTCCAGAAGAAGATATTGTAATATTAGTTGAAGATAAAACAGAAAATACAGAAGTGTCTGAAGATATGTCCAGGCTACTTGCCGATCTTACAAGTAGCCAAACTCTTGCAACATTAAGTCCAGAACAGAAAGCTGCAGTCGCTTCCACTCTTGGCATTAGGTCTGAGGAGGTTACGAAAGTAGTGGAATTAGCAAAAACAAATGAAGCAGTAGCAGAAGCATTAGAGGAATTTGGAAATAGGGCAAATAAAAATATTGATGCCCCAATGCCATATACATTAGCAGATGCTGTAACAGAGGTTCAAACAGAAAAATTTTTGGCGGATCCAATAGGAACATTAACAGATATAGATTTAGAAAAAGTCCTAGACCCATCAGAATGGGGTAAGGATATGACAGATGACCAAAGAGAAAAAGCACAGGAAGTCGTCGTACCAGTAATTATTGCAAGTAATATTGTGGCAGCAGCCATGACAAGGAGGAAATAATGAAAATAATTAAAAAGGTCCTTAGCTACGTCTGGGAGGTAATTAAAGAAAGCATTGCCCAAATATTTACTCTCCTTGGTTTTTTTATAGCATGGCTGACCCTAACGGGTAGTGCTCAGCAAGTTGTAGGAGTAGCGACAGTAATTGCTACTATTATTTGGCTAGCAACAATACCACTAAGAAAAGAGGAATAATAAATGATTAAAGAAAAAATTATGCTTATACTGGCAGCAGGAGTAATGGCTGCAATTGGAATGGCAATAATTGGAGACTATATAGTAGCTGCAATTGAAACCAGTAAAACTGGCGAGCCAGTAGACGTTTCAGCCGAAGTTATGACCCTGGTTCAAACCGCTCTTGGCGGAGTTATTGGCATTATAGGCGGATATTTTGGAGCTAAGGGTTCTAAAGACTAAAATGCTATAATGGAGGCATGAGAAAATTAGGTGCCTCATTAGCTAGTTTAATGCTAGCCCTCACAGTTACATCGTGTAACTTTGATGGTTCATTCCGTTATGAATGCCAAGATACAGCAAATTGGGAAAAAGCCGAATGCAACCCACCAATCTGTGAGACTACTGGAACATGTTCTAGAGATTTAGTAGGACAAGAAGTCTGGGATGAGTACCAAAAAACAAAGGTAAAAAATGGCTAAAGAAAGATTAACACCACAAGACCTTGATGCAAGATTAAAATTCATTTTAGGAATTACGCTTGGATCAATTCTATTCCTAACATCAATTGGAATTCTTTACGGATTGTTGTTTGTTACACAACCAATAGGAGCACAGTCAGAAAATGACAAGATGTTCTTTAATGTATTGGGAAGCGTTGCAACATTTATTACAGGAACATTGGCGGGTCTACTAATTGGACAGTCTGGTGCAAAAGATATTATGAAGGCACAGTTAGACAATAAAGAAATGGACGCTAAGAATACTCAGGCGGATAAGAAACTTGAGTCAGAATTAGAAATTAATGAACTAAAGGCTGAGGTAGAAGCAGATGCTGTCAGGGCTCGTCTTGATGCAAAGCCAAATGATCAAATGCCAGCAGAGCAGCCAGTAGATACAGAATGGGATAAAGATTAAAATGTCAGATAACTTTCCAGTACCAGAAGAAACGGCAAAGGCTCCTAAAGGAAGTGCTGCTCGTTTAATTCAAGTTGCTAAATCTCAAGTTGGATACATTGAAGGTCCAAAAGACAATGAGACAAAATATGGTGCGTTTACAAAGGCTAACTTCCAGCCATGGTGCGGATCATTTGTAATGTGGTGTGCAGATCAAGCAGGAGTAAAGGTGCCAAACACAGTTTATACTCCAGGCGGGGCAGCCGCATTCAAAAAGTCTGGTAAATGGATTGACGTAGATGTAGCAGATCCAGAGCCAGGAGACATTGCTTATTTTGATTTTCCTGGGGACGGTGTAGACAGAATCTCGCATGTTGGAATTGTCGTCGAAGACAATGAGGACGGAACCGTATGGTGCATTGAAGGGAATACTTCAAGCAGCAAAAAAGGAAGTCAAAGAAATGGCGGAGAAGCCTGCAGGCAGCTTCGTGCATTTAAGAAAAATAAGAAAGGTGTTCCTATCTCTATAGTAGGATTTGGACGCCCTAAGTTTAAAGCATAATGAAGACATATAAGGTAAAATTAGAGATTGAAGCAGAAGTACAGGCATTTGACGAGAATGATGCTGTAGACTATTTAAACGATATATTCGGAGTTGATGACGAAGTCAGAAATGTCAAAGTTGTCAGCGTAAAGGAGAAGTGATGGCTAAAGAAGGATACAAGCCCACCGCTGGTATGAAGGCGGCAGCTAAGAGAGCTATTCGTTGGAAAGAACAAGGAAAAGCAACAGGTGCTGGAACCGCAGTAGGCTGGACTCGTGCAGGGCAACTTGCACGTGGTGAGACATTAAGTTTGTCCACCGTTAAACGAATGTATTCCTTCTTTTCCAGACACGAAGTAGACAAAAAAGGTAAAGACTTTTTCAATACTTCTAACCCTTCGAATGGTCGAATTATGTGGGACGCATGGGGTGGAGATGCTGGTTTCTCTTGGTCTCGCAAAATTGTAGAGCGGGAAAAGAATATGAAGAAATCCTATACTCAAGATGAATTAATTGATGAAATTAAAGATATGCTTGATGACGTAGTTAACCCAGTAGATACGGTAATTGAAATTGATGACGATGAAGAAATTAAAAAAGCCCTACGTCCAGAGATCACTAAAGAGCAGCTTGGAATGGTAATTGAGCATCTAATGGAAGCAATTGAAGGAATGATTGAGGTTCCAGAAGAAGAAGAGCCAGAAGCTGAAATGGAAGCTCCAGAAGCAGAAGACAACGGCGTACCTCCAGTCGGAGATCCAATGAAAAATGAAATTAATTACCCAGTTACAAAATCAGAAAATTCAGATTATGAATCAGACGATGAAGAAGAAGATAAATGGGATAATATGACAAAAGCATGCTGGTCTGGCTATAAGCAGGAAGGCATGAAAGAAAAGAATGGCCGAATGGTTCCAAACTGTGTCCCAGTAAATAAGTCATATGATGAAAAAGATGAAGAATTGGACAAGGCCAAAGATAAATATAAAGAAGTAATTGATGATCGCAGAGGTGAGCCATCTGACAAAGAACTCTATGCTAGAGTTGTTGCAGAGGCTAAAAGAAAATTTGATGTCTACCCTTCAGCCTATGCAAATGGATGGGTAGTTCAAGAATATAAGCGCCGTGGTGGAAAGTACACAGTAAAGAAGTCCGTTTGGAACGGAACTTTCATTAAATAAGTATTGACAGAGCCGCAGCAATTCCTGTATAATATATATATTGGGATGCTGCGGTTTAGTCTATAAAAAGGAAAATGTTAAACCTAAATTTACAAGGTGTTGAAGTCTTCATAAGAAAAGCGCAGACAGAAAAAATAAATACTTTCTGGGAAAATTATGATCTTTTAATATGGAATAAAAATATCAACGGATATACAAGCAAAAACGGCATGTTTCGAAAGAATACATGGGGGACGGCAGAAAGAATAGCCGTCAACAATAATGGTATATGGAAGCTCCCTATAAAGTATGTCAAATATTTTAAATGATTTAGGTGTAGATACAGACGATTTTGACTGGTGGCATCTGGCCGTATGTCGTGGAATGGACACAAATCTATTCTATGATAAATATGAAGTAGATGCCAACATAGCAAAAAATATAGACGACGCATGCTTGTCATGCCCAGTCCTTAAAATGTGCTATGAATCAGGCGTAGAAAAAGCAGAGTATGGAGTATGGGGTGGCGTTTATATGTCATCAGGAGAAATAGATAAGTCTAAAAATCTCCACAAGACTCCAGAAATTTGGAAGAAACTAAGGAGTAAAGGTGTCGCTTAGCAATAGCAGTCATTTTTATGATAAAGGCCATTTCAAACATGGCATTAATCAATGGACGGGCGAACCAAACAAACCAGTATTTTATAATGACGAAATGAAGAAAAAGATCAGAGAGATAAGGCAACCTATGTTGCTCATGATGGATATTGCAATGTACCCAGACTTTCTAGCGATCAGATTATACGAAGATAATTTTTTACAGTTTGACGGAAGCAAAAAGGAAGAAGTAATTTCTTATGTTGATAAGGTTAAAAAAGTAATAGAATCATTTGGTGTAAGATGTGAACTAGAGGGGGTACCAAGTGCAAGAGTATTATGAGATAATTAACATTGTATATATATATGAAGAAAGAGTTTATGGAACAGTGGATAAGCTTGGAGCGTTTGCATCTTTGGTAAAATATAATAAAGACGGAATAGATTGCGAAGTTTTATTAGAAAATGACGAGTTCGCTATAGTAGACGAAATCGTATTTCATCACGTAGAGGAAGATAATGGATAAGATCTTATGCTATAGCTGTAGCAAGAGCAAGCATAAATTAAATGCAAAGAAGTCCTCTTTGCTTCCGATTAATTTATTGATGTGCGAGACCTGCATCAATTCTAAATTGGAGCCACGCTGGGTAATTATTTTGGCTGGAAGATCAAATGGCGCCGACCATGTCAGGGAATTTGTTCTTAAAAAGCGCTATATAGGAAATGAAATATCTGCGTCTGAACTATTAGTTTAGACCTATTTAACGGTATAATTAATCTATTATGGATTATACCTCTATTGTTTTGGCTATTTCTGCCGCCGTATTAAGCGGTATGGGTACGGCAATTGTGGCGGGGCTAAAAGAAAATAAAAGAGAAAAAACAAGAAAGCAAGAGCGGGAACAGGATCATCTTAAATTAGAGATAAAAGACCTTAAAATTGAATTATATAAGCTTGAAAAAGAGCTGACAGACTGGAAGGATAAATATTACTCCTCAATACAGGAATTAATCCAGGTTAAATCAGAGCTTGAGAATGCCCTAGTACAATTAAATATAATTGAATTGCAGGATGTAGACTCGGAATATTAGAAATAGTACAATAGGGTATATGACCTGTATCGTAGCCCTATCTTCTGGGAACAAGGTATTTCTTGGAGGAGATTCTGCCGCATCAGATGAAAAGTCTGGTTTAATACTTCAAACAACAGATCCTAAAGTTTTTAGAGTGGGACAGTTTGGCGTAGGCTTTGTTGATTCTTTTAGAATGGGACAAATTTTACAATACAACTGGACTCCGCCAATTTATAAGCCGACGGCAGGATATAAAAATTTAGATAAATTTATGCGTACTAAGTTTGTTGAATCTGTCAAAGAAGCTTATCAAGAACACGGATATGGAAGATTTGGTACAAGCGCTGGTGAAGATGGCGATGAAGGTGGAATTATAATTATTGCAGTACAAAATACTGGAAGAATATTTATTATGGATGTAGACTATCATGTTGCTGAAGTTGATGTTGAATACCTTGCAGAAGGAAGCGGACAGCAAGTAGCGCTAGGATCTTTATTTTCCACGTCTACAATAAAGACTCCACGAAAGCGTGTAAGAATGGCTCTAGAGGCATCAGCCAAGTTCATAATGAGCGTAAGAGGCCCCTTTACAATTATAGAGGTCTAGGAGTATAATAGACATATGAAGTGGCTGAATCGTTTAGCCGCCCTACTGTTTGGATTAGTTACAGTAGGATTAATAAGAGACTTCCTAGATAAGCATACTGTTATTGTATTTGACAATCAGGAAGAAGATGACAAGGATGAAGAAGTGGACGACATATTAAATCTTAAACCAGATAACTATGATAATGCCATGGATCTTCGTGGAACACCGACTCATGTCTGTGCCTGCGGATGTAACATTTTCAACTTAAAAGTAATTTTTAATGAGAATGAAATCGCAACTTACTTCCTTGACATGGAATGTGCAAATTGCGGCAGTCTTGCTACTGCTCCAACGCCAGTAGACTACATAGAAGGATTAGATAATTGAGAAAATCAGAAAGACTTAGAATTGCAGAATTAGAAATAATTAGACTTACCTACGAAATAGAATATGTAAAAGCCATGTTGTCAGCAATCATTGAGGTTGGCGGAATGAAAGCCCCAGAGATGGATGCTGGAAAATGGTACGCAAAGAAACCAAATAGACCAGATATTCCTAACAACTAGTATTGACGATCTAGTTGTCATTTAGTAGAATAGGCAACATGAATAAAAAACTAATGGCGGCTGTTGTAGCCTTAATTACAACTATCACATCAATCAATATGGTTCAGGCTAATCAGCCTGCTCCTGCAACGGTGGCAATTCTTGATACAGCTTTGAACGCAAATTTACCAGTGTTTAAAGATAGAATTGTTTATGAAGTATGTATTTTAGAATGGAATTCATGCCCAAATGGATCTAATTTTATGGAGGGTCCAGGAGCAGCATATATGCCATTATCACAAATGGTGGCAAATGGCTTTGATCATGGAACTAAAATGGCACATGCATCAGTATCAACTAATCCAAATATTGGAATTGTATTCGTAAGGATTGTTGGAGCCACTTCAACTGGCGTAAGACAGATATACAATGAGGAAACTTTTGTTAAGGCTTTAAATTGGGTAAACGCAAACAAGTCTAAATTTAATATTCAGGCTGTGGCAATCTCTCAAGGACATCATAATTTAGCACCTTTGGCTAATTATTGCCCAACAACACCAAATACTGTAAGTGCTATATCAACACTTGATTCGTCAGGAGTACCTGTTTTTATTGCTGCTGGTAATATGCGTGATCAAAAGCGTGTATCTTGGCCAGGTTGTATTAGTCAAGCAGTAACTGTATCTGCAACTTCAGTTACGGACGGAATTGCAGTTTATTCTAATTACGATTCTAATATCACAGATATGTTTGCTCTTGGTAGATTAAGACTTATTAATCCTAGTGGATATTTTTTCAACGAAGACGGCACATCTGTTTCGGTACAAGTTGCAGCAGCAGTTTATGTTGGACTTAAATCAAAATATCCTTCATACACAAAACAACAATTATTAGATTTGATTAAATCAAAATCCTACCCAGTAAAAAGTAAAACTATTTCAGGGTATGTTGTAAGCAAGGATATTTTAAATGGCTAATCAAGTCACCGTATTAGAAGGAATAATCGGAGACGTTGCAATTGCGTTATATCAGAAATGGTATAACGCAATGCCATTAGAAGAAAGAAATGAAATGGCAGAAGCAGCTTTGAAGAAAAATGCACAAGAAAGCACATTATTTGTTATCCAAATGTTTATGGATAAATTCAACCAAGCAGCAGAAGAATTAAAAAATCAAGACTAGTATTGACTAGCCTTATACTATTTAGTAAGATAGGACTATGCAAACATTTTTACCAGAGGCGGACTTTGCAAAGACTGCTAAACATTTAGATCGTAAGCGTCTTATTAAGCAAAGCGTAGAAAATCTTCAGGTCCTCAAGTCTCTTGCAGGATATTATAATGAATCAGGCGCATGGGTGAATCATCCAGCCGTCAAAATGTGGGAGGGCCATGAAGATTGGCTGTTCCTATACAATGAAGCCATCGTAAAAGAAATCATTATGCGTGGCTATAAGAATAGTACACGAGATACATTCGACCAGATCTATCAGGAAAATTTCCTTATGCTGGAATCAGATGAGCCTTGGTGGCTAGGAGATGAGCGTGTACATTATTCTCATAAGGGAAGGTTGTACGAAAAGGACCCAGAAAAGTACTATTTCTATTCGGAGTTTGCGGACTATCGTGAACTAGGGTATACTTGCTGTGAATCTTGCAGTTACTACTGGCCAACTCATGCGGAGGATACAGATGAATCTAACTAGTGAAACCTTTAGTAAAGCTTTAAATGACAACAAGATACTGATTGTAGATTTTTGGGCGGATTGGTGTGGGCCTTGTTTAAAGGTTGCTCCAATATTAGATGAGATAGCAAGTGAGTACAATGTATCAATTGCTAAAGTTCATGTAGATGAACAACAAGATTTGGCTACAAAGTACGACATATCTACAATACCAACATTAATGGTATTCGAAAATGGAGTACCAGTCAAAAAAGTGGTTGGCGCACAGCCTAAACACAAACTCGTGAAAGAGTTTGAAGGATGGATATAACATTTAGTGAATGGATGACATACGGGATTGAAAAAGGTTGGTGCGGACCCCCAGTATGTTATACCCATGACGGACTACCAATGTCTGAGCAAGAGTTTGCAGAGTTTGATGAAGGTCAAGATCCTTGCATGCATATTGTTCGAATGTACGAAGACATTGAGATGAAACAAAGTATAGAGGATAACCATTCCCCATCAAATTGGCGGAATTCGTACATAAAATAGATTTCTGGTCTACAATGGGTCAGAATAAAAAAGGAGAAAAAATTAAATGAAATCATTTAAGAAAATAGCTCTCGCCATGGTTGCAGCCATGACACTGGGCACCCTTGGAGTGGCACCTGCAAATGCCGCCCCTATGACAGTTGCTTTGACTGTTAATGGTAGCGCCCCTGCAACAGCGGGAACAGCCACAACAACTGCTGTGGAGCTTCCAGTTCCATCAGATAATTCTGTTGATGCTGCTGATGCTCTAAAGTTTGTAGTTACAGTGGATACAGGTACAGCCGTTGCGGTTTCTGCAACAAATGCCTCTATCGTACTTGCAACAGCAACTGCTGCTGCTCCAGTAACTGCTGCTAGTGGATCTGCTTCAACAACAATTGCAACTGGAACAGGAACAACTGCTACATTCTTTGTTTTTACAAAGACCACCGCAGTAGGAACTGTTTCCATTACAAACCAAGGTGAAACTAAGGTTTATTATGTACAAGGTGCAGTCGGAAAGATCAATGATATTTCAGTATCTGGTCTTGACGTCGGTGCTTCTGGTACACAGGTGACGCTAACAGTTACCGCTAAGGATGTATTCGGTAATAAGGTTTCTGGAAAGTCAATTACAGCAGTAGTTGCTAACGGAACTCTTGATACGACAACTGCCACAACTGGCACTGGTCTAGCAGACTTTGGTGCCCGTGATTTTAAGGTTACACTTCCAACCAATGGTTCGGCTGCTGTAATTTTTTCAGTCACAAACTCTGCTGATTTGGCAACTGCTGTAACTGGTTTTAATACCATTACTTCATCTGTTGCAAAGAATATTGCAGTTCGTGACCTTGCTGCAGAACTTACTGCTGCGCTTGCTGCCAAGGCTACTGCTGAGGCTGCTTTAGCAACAGAGAAGTCTGCTCGTGCTGCCGACGCTGCTGCTGCTGCAACTGCTGCTGCAACTGCCAAGGCTACTGCTGATGCAGAAATTGTAACACTTAAGGCAGAGGTTGCAACACTTAAGGCTAATG